AATGCAAGCAACGCAACAGTCCCTGGCCCAAGCTCTGGCCGTCATTAATACCCAGATCAAGTCCGAACTGGACCAGGCTCTGATTCGCCTCGAAGCCGCGCGAAAGGCTCTGGCTGATGAGCGTGAGAATGTGAAGCTGGCCGAATTCCGGCAGCGTGAAGGCCTGAAACAGGTCCGTGCCCTTATGCGTCAGCACAAGCTGTCGGTTCAGGATCTGGCCTAATAGTTGACCGGAGGGCTGGATATTTGCCATTCCCTCCGGTTCTGATACAATCCATTCCATCAAATCGAAAAGGAAACAAAAATGTTCAAAACACCTACCCCCGACACTCTGCTGTGGATCGCTAACTGGCTCTCCGGTGTGTGCTGCGGTTTTGCTGTGGTGATGCTGATTCAATCCCTTTCCAAATAAGGAGCTTCTAATGTCGTACAATGGCTGGTCCAATCGTGAAACCTGGTTGGTGAATGTCTGGTACAATCCTGAGAGCCGAGCGGACGTAGAGATGATCCGCGAAACCTTGGAGGAACAGTATGATGCCATGCCGGCCGGCGCGCTGAAGGACATGGTGGCTCTCGGTGAGGTGGACTGGGATGAGCTCCTGGCTCACTTTGAAGAGGAAGAGGAAGAGCTCGAGGAATGACGAAGCTTTCCAGGTTACACCATCCAGCCCCTCCTGGCAAGCCCCCTCCAGAAGACCCACCAGTCCGGTCAAGTATTCCATGGATGGTTGCCATTCTCACCGGATCCACTATAATACATTCCATAGTAAATCAGAGAGGTAAGAAATGAAAGCAAACCAACAAGCGATCTGGGACCTGACCAAGGAATTGTCGGATGTACTGGCTGCGGACTACATGAAGCGGACTGGTTGCAGTGGTCCGGATGCTCAACACTATGCTACCGGATACACCTGGTCCATGCTGGCTGGCTTCGTTGAATTTGGTGCAAGTAAGCGTAAGGCTGTCGCTGAAATTCAAAGGTTGATCGCTGTGAAGCGTGATGCGATAATCCTCTAAGGAGTAAGACATGAAAGGACGCATTCGGTTGCTGGTGGGTTTCCTGATGGTGTTCGGTGCTGCGGGCATTCTGGACAATGGAGACCCGGAACTGGGTTGGGGCTTCTTCGTTTTGGCTACTGTCGGTGTTGGTCTGGTGGCGTGGGGCTTGGAGCATATCAGAAAGCCAGTGTAAGGGCAAGAGCCTTTTTTGACTGTATAGGGGTGAAAGCTAGAAAAAGCCCCACCAGGTCAAACTCTTTTTTCCAATTTTTTATTTTCTGGGCCGGATTCTGAGGATTCGAAAATTTTTCCGCAGGAAGAAAACACGCATTTCTAATTTTTTATCCTTTTAAAAATTTTTCAGGATATGAATTCTCTAGTAGAGCTCTTTTCTGAGATTTACTTAATTTTTCAGTACGTTTCTTTCTTTTCTTAACATCTTCATTTAATCTAGATTTTTTAGTCTTGGAATATATTTTTTTCTGTAGGTCTTTTCTATCGTTAGATAAAGCTTCTTTATTTTTTACATGCCATTCTATAGACCAGTTCAATACAGATTTTTTTTCTAAATTGCAATTATTGCAAAGAATCTGAAGATTATCTTTATTCAACCTCTGTTCCCAAAAATATCTTACAGGGTTGATGTGGTCGACCACTAAATTTTTTTCAGATCCACAAATAGGGCAGAAATGAGTGAGGGTTTTATACACTTCATCTCTGACTGATTTCCATTCTGGAGATTTATAAAATTGTTTTAATTCTTCTTCTGAGACCTTCTGCATCTCCTTTAAATCTTTCCATTGTCCTTCATAATGTAGGGTTTGGATTTTTCCACCGCGGTTTAAGAATTCTTCTACGGCATCGGTTTTCATAAGAACCTTCGGAAGCGCGGTTAAAAACTCTGATTAATTTCTGAGAGTTCTTTTACCATTCTCTCTTTCCATTGAATGGCGTCTTCCTCATAATCGAAATGTGGGCTGAGTTCGTCATCATGGTTTTCATCGTCTACCCAAACATAGACACCTTGGAATTCGTCAGATATCAATTTCATATATTCACCTTTAAAATGAAAGCAAAGTACAAGGCCACAAATGCAAAATAAACAGCAACGTAAGTAAGTGCTCTAGACCTCCACATCGTGGCCGCAAAAAACATTCCCATTACAAAAGAAAATAAATTTAACGTTTCGAGATGAATTGAGAAGAAGGAATTCATATATATAAGTAGAAACACTAATATCGTTAATACTAATAGGAGTTCTAGAAATGTTTTCTTATCTACTACCAATCAAGAACATTATTAGCTGGTTACAAGATTTCAATAAAGACATGCATCAAGTTCAACTTGAAGCTTATGTTTGTTCCAGAAATCCAAAGCACCCAGCAGATATAGATCGTTTAGTGCGTGAATTTGAAACTCGTTCACGTTTGTGCCTCTAATCGAATCTTTGACCACTTTTTAAGTTTCTCCATTTTGGCCATGCGGGCTCCATTTATATTGGAGTCAGATACAATGGCTTTACGAATGAGAATCTCTACCATCGCGAGAAGGTCACCAATTTCTTCCTCTAAACATTCTTTATTGGTTTTATTGGTGACTGGATGTTTTGAATCAAAACCAAAACGAAAAATCTTGGAAATAGCCTGAGTAACTTCTGCACATTCTTCTTGGGTGATGCAGAAGATTTCTTTTTGTTCCTTATTCATTGAGAAACACCGGTTCGCCACTATCGGATCCGACATAATCTTCGGCCAGTTCTTCGGCCTTATTCTGCGAACCAATACCATGAACTGCATTTACAAGGCGTTCATCCTCGAACATTGTCACAGAATATCCAGCAGGATATTTTTTAATCTGTGCTGTTTTTGAACCATTAAAAAATTCAGAGATTAACATATAATTCCTTATGCGATAAGCCCAATAAAACGATTAAGAATAACTCGGTTATTCACACGAGCGCTTGTGTATTTACTAAATGCGGAAACAAGCCCGCGAGTCGTTGCATTTTCTCGGACAACAAATTCTGTATCATCTTCGGTATTCAATGCGTTCGACCTCAAAATGTAATAGTCATCAAATGAAGTGTTTGTGGAAATAACGTACTTGTTTTTTCGGAAGTCAAGTTTTATGTTATCAATTTCTAACGCAGAAATATTTCTGGGGAAAAACATCGATAACTTATTCATCAATTCTCGGTTGGTCGTTACATAAAAACCGATAACATTAGAATTTGTACGTTTCTTCAACAAACGAATAAGAGCATTTGTTTGAGAGAATGAATTGTATATGGAATCAATTCTATATTTTTCTTCATTTTTTGTAACTGGGTCAACAAGAACAACGTGTGAAGTTTTTTTGCACATTCCATCAACGGTAATATAACGTGTATCTTGCATTCTTTGGCCATCATAATAATTCGTCAAATTACCACCTTCACCATCAGTCAGCACAACAGTGTTTACGATTTGCAGTTTATATTTTTTCTGAAATTGTGGAATAATTTCCATCGCAGCAATAAGAGTTTCGTTCAAAGGAGTTCCAGTCAAGCGAAACCATTCTGGTGTATAAACTCTACCGTGATGACAAATACCAGACATAACCATCAATGCGCCGCCGGCAGTGGTGAATTCATTGGCTGACATTCTACTTGATAGAATGTTCATCAATTTGAAATTACCAACATTCAAATCATCTTTTTTAAGTATATCATCATTTTTGATATGATATTCCGGATCTTCATCGATAAAAGAATATACTTCAAAAGGTATATTTGCTTTCTTGCAGAAGAGTACAAGATTCAGCAATTGCTTCATTGTATTCGAAATATGGTGTAGCATGGATCCTGACCAATCAAGAAACATCACCAATCCGTGAGATTTGCCACCAGGAACAATAGTAAGTTTTTTGAAAATGTCATCGTTGAAATTGTAAGAATAAATTTTTGACATATTCAAATCACCAGTTTTGGCCGTACTTGCACGCTTCATTTGGTCAGCGTTCTTGCGCATCTCGAATTCTTTGATGAGATAAGAAACAACCTTATTAGATTCTTTTCGATATGCATTAAAAGCTTTTCTGTTAACAGTAAAATCTTCATCGACATATCTCTTATACAATTTTTTATAATCGTAAATCAAGTGATCCAAATTTAATTTTGGAATATTAACATATACGTACTCGGTTTGTTTATCCGCAAAAAGTTGGCTTTCGTTACGACGATATGCATCATCCGTAAATGAACGTATTTCTTTTTGGCCACGAGCGCCAGAGTTGATAATCGATTCGAATTCTTCATCATCACCTTCTTCATTATCTAAATCGGAAATTCCATTCTCCGATTCATCATCAGATAATGAATCTTGGTCATCATAATCTAGATTATCATAATCATCATAATCATCTTCGTCGTCAGAATCAAATCTTGACATGATTTGTTTTTGGATTTCTTCTTCTTTTTCTTGTACGTCTTTCATATAACGAACAATTTTTTCGGCAATCACCAAAACATCTTCATATGTTTCGGTCGAATCAACTTCACGCATAAGCTCACGTTCTTCTTCATTAAATTGAATATTAAGAAGAGCGCCGCCTTTTGCAAAAAGATTAAGTCGGTCAATAAAATTCATTGAGTTGAGATTTTTGCCGCGAGTTTCAAAGAAGTCTTTTTGCATGAGTTCGTTATAACCTCGCAAAAAAGAATTTTTGAGCCCAGGATATTTGTATTTGATTTTACGTTCGATACGGCAATCTTCAACGACATTAATAACCGACATGTTCATTTTACGGTCGATAGCATCCATCATACCGTCAAGAGGAGTATACAGAGCATGACCAACTTCATGTCCCATGAAAAGGTCATACAACGAAGATGAAATATTGTTATCGAGCGTGGGAACGGTGAGTACTCGATTTTTAACATCGAAACTTGCGGTACGGACGCCTCGCTGTTCAACCTTCAGATTCTCAGTCGCCATCAACTTGGCCAAGATCGATTTGGATTCCATCAAACTCATAACATCTCCTTACGTTAGGACTATATTATATCATGTACCACACAAAAAAATCAAGCAGAATCTTCGTTTTGTTGTTTTTTTGCAACATTTAAGTTTTTTAGAATGATATTTCCGTCTTCGTTGCTAAAATCCAACACATCTCCTTCTTTCCAACCAAGATCATCAATCATTTCCTGTGGAAATATAAGAATTCCGGCGCCGGATCCGTCTTTAGCATCTATAATTTTGCCTTCATAACTCTTATTCATACTGTTCTTTCAACTTTTGATAGTTTTCCTGATCTTTTTCGAATCCGGAAAGTGCTGCCCAACTTCGGATTACATCGTCTAGTCTTTTCCAAGCGGGAATTTCATCATTAATCTTATTTTCTTCGACAAAAAGTTCAAGTTGTTGTGCCATAATATACTCCTAGTTTATAAAACTTCATTTTTTCTGCCAAGTGAGGCAGGATTCATACCCTCAGACACATAAACGTAATTACTTTTATGTAGAGGAGCAACGGACTTGCTGATATTATCAACAAGCTCACGATCTTTTGCTGAGAGTTTGTGATATTCACTCATAATACCTGACTTTGAGAGAGATCCTGTGACCCAGGTGTTCAGTGAATCGATTTTTTGTGTGGTTCTGCGATATGGTGCCGGTGCAGATATCGAAACTGATGTTATTTTTGACAATTTTTTTGTCGGTTGATGGGATTTTAACCAATTTTCATACTGCTCGCGCTGAGCTTTCGGTGCTTTTTTTGGTTTTGACTTTGGAATTTTCGCGTGAATCATCATAAGACATACTCCTATAAGGCATGTCTGCATTATATAACAAATTTTAAAATCCTGCAAGCGTATTGTTGCAGGAAAGCAACATTATCCTGGTCTTCTTGCGGTGCGACGACTATCTTTTTCGTATTTTTCGTCATCGTACATTTCTAGGATTTCATCGTAGTTATAATTTTTTAATTTTTTAATTTCCGCATGTTCGCTTTTATTGCGTCTTCTTTGATTATTAAAATCGTAATCATCATTATAGTCTTTATGTTTACGGAACTTACCTACGAATTTGGTCACTTAATACTCTCCTTGCTTAAGAACTTCAAATGTAATACCGGATATTTTTGTTTCCGGCATGTTATGCATATCCTCATCCGATATAAAATGTATATCAGCTGAAGGATAACAGAATTTAATTAATTTTAAAAGATTGCAGACTGTGCCATCTAAATCATTAAATTGGAAAACCTCATTTACAAATTTTAGGTTCTCGACAACTTCTTTTCTTTCGTTGTGGTTCATAACAGAACCACCTCGACACAGTTCCATAAATTGATCCGAATGTACTCCAACAATTAACCAGTCCCCTTTGGTTTTGGCCTTTTTGAGAAAACGAATATCACTGAGTGTTAAGGGATCAAATTCACCGGCTGTGACAATTATTTTTTCTCGTTTTCTCATGGCAAAAGATTGGGGAAAGCTTCTTTGACAAATTTATAATCAAGACCTTTCACACCCAAATCTTTTTGGAAAATGCCGAGTATAATCTCAGCTTCTCTCGGTTCGATGGATTCTAACATTTGTACTAGAATTTCATTTCTTCGTTTGTCAGATACGGATGATGATGCTGGATCACCTTCTCGGAATAAGTAAAGTCTACGCAGTTGTGCATTTAAATTATCAAAGGTGATACCAGGTAAAATATCAGTAGGTATTTTATAATTTTCCGGAAGTTCTTTTACTTTCCATTGATACTGTGGATGAAATGCTAATTCTAGAACTTTTACGAGTGTTGGAGATAAATTTTTTCCAATTACATCCATTCTCTCTTTTTTAGATTTAGCAGTTTCAAATTCATCAAAAATTTCATAAATGTTTTTCATTAAAATTCCTCAATCACTTCCATTAGGTTTTTGAGTTTGTTTGCAATAAAATAATCCAAGATTTTGGAACGAGAAGCAGGTTTTGTCTCGTTATAACTATTTATGATTTTCTCTTTAATATCAACAGGGATGAAAGATAAGTCAATTAGAGTTTGATTTCGCCAGAATCCTACTTTGGCTTCACTTGAATAATTGATCGATTCTTCCGACAAGAATTTGTCTAATTTTGCTTTATGAATGGGCGTCTGTCTGAGTTCACGAACAAAACAATCACTAGGCGAAATGATATTAGGTATACCGTCACCCTTATCGCCTTTGATAATTTTTTCTTTTAGTTCCAAAAGCGGATCATCCGAAACAATATATTTTTTCATTGCTGGATTATATTGTTTAACTTTAAACTTATCGTTGTTATATCTTTGTAATTGTAAGAAATCTCCGTCGCTCGATATAATCAATACATTTTCATGTGCGGAATAAATTGGTGTGAGTGTACCAATGATATCGTCAGCCTCGGCGCCTTCAACATCAATAACTTTGTAGGGAAAATAATCCTTCAGTTCTTGTTTGAACTTCGACAACATATCAAAAATCATATGCCAATCGAGGTCGGATTTTTCGCGGGTTTTCTTTCGTCCTGCCTTATAAAATGGAAAGAACTCTTTACGCCAATATTTTCTATTGTCACAACACAATACAACTTCACCATAATCATTTCGGAAGTTACGAATGTGCATACGAAGAATATTCAGAATCATATGCCGAACTAGACTTTCTTCCAGTGCCACATTCTTCTGTGAAGAAATTTGTGCCATCAATCCTGATAACAATACTTGGTTCAAATCAACAAGAATCATAAGGTCTTTCTTTTAAGTAGAAACGTCCTTATTGTAATACACTTCATCAAGTTTGTCAATAGTGGCTTTGACAAATTTTTTGGATGTTGTTGTTTTTTTGGCAACAAATCCATACCAATTTTGTGGTATAAGATTCGAAATATATTCCCTAGGATCCGAAAATATACCTTCAAATACATCTTTACTGTATACGCCGTCGCGATCAGATTTAAATAAAACGATATGCCATGCAGGTCCAATGTCACTATTATCTATAAGTTTTCCTGGTTTATTATAAGTTGCCGATTCCAGGTAAACACCATCTTCTTCTTCGTGCGGAAGGAAAAATAAAACATCGAACTCATTGAGTTTTTTGAAGAAGTCTAACATAATAATCCTTTAATATGAGATTTTCTCACTCTTACCATAATCCATGTATTATAGTAATTGTCACTTTCTAAAGCGCCTCGAATAAATTGTTCTTTGGCTTCAAGATAACCACATTCGCCTTTTGATTTACAGAGATGTATTATTTCTCTCTTGAAGTTTTCTGGCCCATGTTGATTAACATCTTTTTTTAGTTCTTCATTGGATCCGTAATAATCTTTCCAATCACTCGGCACTTTAATTCTTTTTTTCTTACCTTTGACCTGTTTTGTTTTGGAAGAATAAAAAAACTTTTTGCCAATATAACATCTGTTGGTTATTGTGTTTGTAATATTATAAACGAAACCGTAATTTTCGCCGATTTGTTCTTCTGTAAAATCTTCGTTATTGTGTGTCCAATTTAATCCCATTTTTCCTCATCATCATCAGAATCATCATCCTCTATATATTCTTCGGATAATTCTTCGATGACTTCGCCACAAAATGGGCAGTGTTCTGGATATTCTTCAGATACTAATTCTTCATGATAAGAAACTTCAAAAGAAGATTCACAACTATCACATGCTCCTGTTATTGTTCTTGTGGTCATGTTTTTTCCTTAATTAGCCCAAACATCACCCCAATTACCAGAGTGTGCACCTTTTGCATAATCTGTTGCACGGTTCTCAAAGAAATTAGTATGTGTTGGAGCGTTAATCATTTCCTCAACCCAAGGTAAAGGATTCTTTTTCACTTTGAATACACCTTTGAGTCCTAAAGAAATCAAACGGCGATCTGCAATATAACGAATATATTTTTTGACTTCTTCAATGGTTAGGTTTTCCATTGATCCCATTTCAAATGCCAAATCAATAAACTTGTCTTCAAGTTCTACCATCTTTTCTGCCATGATATAAATTTTACTCTTTAACTCATCTGTCCAAATTTCATTATTTTCTTGCACAAATGTCCTGAATAATTTAATCATTGCATCACAGTGTTGAGTCTCATCGACAATAGACCATGTGACAATTTGACCCATACCCTTCATCTTACCATGACGTGGAAAATTCAACAACATGATGAAAGAAGAGAATAGTTGCATTCCCTCTGTAAACGCAGAGAATACTGCAATATGTTTAGCCGTATTTTCTTTTGTTGAATTTTCCAGAGAAATGTTCATGACATAATCGTGTTTTTCTTTCATGGCCTGATATTCCATGAAATCATTGTATGTTGTTTCAGGAAGACCCAGTGTTTCAATCAAATGTGAATATGCGGCAATATGTAGAGCTTCACGGGCCGCGAAACCCATAAGCATCATTCTTACTTCTGGCTGTGGAAAGTAAGGTAGATAATTACGAACATAACCCCCAGCAACGTCAATGTCACCTTGCGTAAAAAAACGG